AGGTGCTTGCTGTTTCAAACTTCCAGCAAGAGTCCGGCCAAATGAACTGGTGCGCTGTACGAGCCGGGCTGCATAACCCAATCGACCGTCGGTAGGCAAGTGGCTAATTCCCACACTGCCTACCACAGGGTCGCTCGTTCGAGAGGGCGGGCGGCTCTTTTTAGGTTCGTGTTTCGTTCGTTTTTTACAAAGAGGAAAATCATGGATTTCAATTTCGATGTTGGTGGGTCATCCGATCCAAGCAAACTCGCAAAAGGCGATTATGCTTTTGTCTGCGAGGATGCAGAGGTTAAGACTACTAAGGCTGGAAATGGGCAATACGTGAATTGCAAGTTCGTCGTTGCTGACGGGCCATGCAAAGGAAAGATTGTTTGGACGATGTTCAACATCTCCAACCCAAGCGAAACGGCTCAAAAGATTGGGCGTGAGCAATTGTCTAAACTCTGCATGGCGATCGGTTTTAAGGAAGGTGACAAGCTGACAGATACGGCGATGCTGTTGCGCAAGCCGTTCAAAGGGTCGCTTGACATCAAGCAACGCAAAGACAACGGAGAAAACTATTTCGACATCGTAAAGTTCGACAAGCTTGACGATCAAACAGCAGCGAGGATCCTGAAAGAACAAGCCGACAGGATGCCAAGCGACAGTAGCGAAGCTCCATTTTAGTGTTGACTAGCGTTCTCACGGATCATAAATTATGTTTGCCTTCGTGACGGTCGGCAAAAAAGAAAACCAAAATAGCCTCGCCGGTGCTCTTCTGCGCATCAACTGCGCGTCGACCGTCACTCCACCGGCGGGGCTTTTTCAAACAGGACGGTTGAAAATGAAATTGCATTGGTATCAAGAGGAAGCGGTACGCCAGACTTGGCGATGGCTCAAAGAAAAGCAAGGCAATCCTTGCATCGTACTGCCAACAGGGGCTGGCAAGACGTTCGTTATGGCTCAAATGATTGCCGACTCGATCAATCAAGGCAAGCGGGTAATCATGGCAACTCACGCAAGCGAATTGCTTTCGCAGTTAGAGGAAAAGCTAATCGGCTTTGGGCTCGGGCCTCGGGTCGGAATGTACTCGGCTGGAAAGGATCGCTATGAGACAGGAAAGGCTGTTATCCTCGGCGGCATTCAGTCGATCTACAACAAGACAGAATTGTTTGGGCATCGCGATTTAATATTTGTCGATGAGGCTCATCGGATCAATCCACGGTCAGAATCGACGCAATACGGCCAAATGTTCCAAGGCTTTCCGTCGGCAAGGATCATCGGGCTAACGGCAACTCCATACCGATTAGGCTCGGGCTGGATTTGCGACTCAGACGCATGGCTAAACGAGATCAGCTATGAGGTTTCGGTTACCGAATTGATCGCAGGAGGTTTCTTGTGTCCACTCCGAAGCAAGTGGCTAAACGGCATCGACAGCCAGGCTTTGAGCGTATCTTCAACCGGCGATTTTTCAGAAGGTGAAATGCAAGATGCTTTCATGGAGAAGCTTTCGCAGATCGCCCAAGATATGTACGCGCGGTGCAAAGACCGGCGAAGCGTGATCGTATTTGCGGCTGGTGTGAATCAAGCCTACGCAGTTCAAAAGATCCTTTATGATTTCTTCGGCGATGCTTGCTGCGAGGTTGTAACTGGCGAAACGAGCGAAGCAGAACGCAAAGACATCTTCGATGATTTCCGGTTTGGTGGCCTTAAATACTTGGTCAATTGCAATTGCTTGACCGAAGGATTCGATGCTCGGAATGTTGATTGCGTTGTCTTGCAACGAGCAACAATCAGCCCAGGACTATACTACCAAATGGCTGGTCGAGGTCTTAGGACGCACGAAAACAAAAGCGATTGCTTGGTTCTTGACTACGGCGAAAACATCGCAAGACACGGGCCTATAGATGCTATCGATCCAGGAAGGCGAAAGCGCGGCAAGACAAAAGCACTCGAAGCACCTGTAAAGCAATGTCCTAATTGCATGGAAGCAATAGCGATCCAATGCAAAATCTGTCCGCATTGCGATTACATTTTTGAGACTGAACCAGCAATCAAAATCTCCGACAAGCCGTCGAGCGAATCGATTTTGAGCGATGGCGAAGAAAAAGACGAACTTGAGTTTGTGCCTGTTAAATACGTCGAGGTTACATTGCACTCAAAGAAAGGCACTTACGGAGGTGGTCAAAGATCGATCAGGATTACCTACTACGGTTACTCGAGAATGGCTCCACTGATAAGCCAATGGATTAACTGCGAGCACGATGGTTTTGCAAGGATCAAGGCCGAGCAATGGTGGCTGAAATTCAAAACCGGCAAGCCATGCCCGGCTAACGCCGAAGATGGCGTTGAGATTTTGAATCAGCACTTCCAATTGAATCCATTGGCAATCCCATCGGCGGTCAAGTTCGGGCCGCAAAAGAAGGATCCAAAGTGGGATGAAGTAAAGTCGATTTCTTTTGCTAAGAAGTACCGAGCATTCGTTGGCAATCCATTTGCCGAAGCGGAGGTGCAAATTGACCTATAACCTCAAAGACTTCGCCCAATGGGTAACTTGGAAAGCGATCGACGGAAAGAAGTCTTTCGCGACTTCAGACGGCAAAGCGGCTAAGTCGAACGATCCATCGACTTGGAGTTCGTTTCAAGCAATTGAAAGTCTTGGAAATCATTGCTTTGTTTTCTCGGCGGAGGATCCTTTTTTTGGTATCGACTTGGACGATTGCATACATGACGGCAAGCTATCGGCAACGGCTCAAAAGCTTGTTGATATGTTCGACGGCAAAGCATCCATCGAGGTGAGCCAAAGCGGAACAGGCTTGCACATTACCGGCGCGGGCCGAAAGCCAAGCGAGCGAAGTCTCTACACAATCGACGGCCAGAGAGTCGAGGTTTACGATTCCAAGAGGTTCTGGATTGTCACATGGCAACCGCTAGACCCGTCGAGCGAAAACAGCATACACGATTGCCAAAGCGATCTTGATGCGGCGATCGCTTGGATGGAATCATTTGACTCGAAAAAGCAATTACAAAAGAAAGATCCGCCAAAGCCAGTCTTGGTTTCGAGCTCAAGCGATCTTGAGAACAGAGCAAGAGCGTATCTTGCCAAGGTTCCGGTTCCGATGCGCGGGGAACGAAACAACGGGATATTCAAGGCTTGCGGACACTTGCATTCAATGCGAGATGAGATCGGCGGAAAGCTTAGCGTCGATCAAGTGGCGAGCCTGGCTCAAGAATGGTACGGAACTTCGGATCCAGAAGTCGATTTTAACTACATCCACCAGCGAGCTAGAACGAGCGAGGTTTGCGGGACTCCAAGAGCCCCAAAGGTCGTCGAGACCAGCTACCGTCCGATTGAGCCATGCGAGCTCATCGAGATTGATTTGTCGGCTGAAATCGATCCGGCTGAATTCGTCGAGTCACTCGTACCAGATCGAGGTCTCATCAAAGAGGTTTATGATTTTTACCAAGATCAGGCGATCAGCCCTAGCAGCATCATCGGGATGGCAACGGCGGTTTCGTTTGCCGAAATGCTTTTTGGGCAAAGGATCCAAAGCCAAACAGCACTGAGGACGAACGACTTGAACGTAATCCTCGGGCCGACAGGATGCGGCAAAGAGGCTTGCGAAAAGACCATAACACGGATCATGGATGCGGTCGATTCTCCAGGTATGGTAATGCCTGCAGGAGTTCAGAGCGGTAACGGATTGCTAGGTTACATGGCGGATAATCCGGTTTGCATCTGGGTCAAAGACGAATTTGGAGTCTACCTTGAAAATGTTTTCGGGAAGCGTAAGCAACCAATGGAAGCCCAGGTTGGCCGTCTACTGCTTGAGCTCTACAACAAGGCCGAAACCCGATACAGCGGAAACGCGCACGCCAGCGGGTGCAAGAACGCGATCGATCAGCCTCATTTGGTTCTACTTGGACTAAGCACCCAAGGAACGATCTTTGATAGCCTTAGTTTCAAAGACGTTGAGAATGGATTGATAAACCGGATTGCCTTTTGGGTCGTCACTGAAAGACCGGCTCTCAAAGAATTCCCGAAGATGGCAAGGGTTCCAGATAACCTTCGCAACAGGGTATCGGGTTGGCTAGGAATCAAGCCAATGGGACGCATCGACGGATCGCTAAAGGAAAGGCCGGATCCTTACGTCATCAACATGACCGATGAGGCTTTCGCAAGGTGGAATCGGCATCGAATGGCGATCCATGAGCGATCAAGCGCGGAGGACGATGGGCGGTCAAGCCTATGGACTAGGACAGCGGCCAGGACGATGAAGTACGCTTTGGTTCATTGGGCAAGCCGATATGATTTAGGTTTACTCAACGAATTTCAGCAGGCGAGTGATCCCGGTAAGATCGAGGTCAAGGACGTGGAATGGGCGATCAGGCTTAGCAACTTTCTGACTCGCTCCGCTTGCACCCTGATCGAGAACAACACGGTCAACACGCATAAGGGACGCGGCGAGGTGGCTATCCTTGATTTCGTCTCTAAGTCTCCTGGGTGGGTCAGTCTGCGAACGATCATGAATCGAAAGCACATCTCCAAGGGCGATCTTGTTTCGGCGGCTGTCAGGCTTGAGGCGGAAGGAAAGATCAAGCTTGAGCAAAAGCCATACGGAAAAGGCGGAAAAGAGCAGATTCGAGTCTCAAAAATAGACTCCTAAAGTTGTCGCAAAACTTGTCGCAAAAGTTGTCGCAAAACAGATAACGGTTTTGAAAGGTAAGAAAAACAAATGGAAATCAAAGCAGCATTAGAAAAAGTTTGCGACAAGTGCGACAAGTGCGACAAGTTTGCGACAACTTTGCGACAACTTCAAAACAACAAAAAACCAATAAATTCATTGATATACATATATATATATATAGAAGTTGTAGCAGTTTGTTCCCTTTGGGGTGTACCTATCCTTTTGGGATCCTTTTGGGCTCTTTGGGTGAATCTGTCTTTGTCTCCCTATATTGCGACAACTTTTTATGCGACAACTGCGACAACTTCACCAAAAGGAGGTAGCCTGAAATGAAACTTTCCGAATACTTTGCCAACATCGAGGATTTGAAGGAAGAAAACAAAGACCTTCGCAAGCAGCTTGAGCGAACGAGTCGAAAGCTGACCGAATCTCAGGCAAGAACCAAAGAGTTATTCGACGCACTCCGAGCCGTCGTCAAGTCGGATCATCCAGCGTTAAGGAGGAAGAAATGAAAATCGGCGATAAAGTTCGGGTATTGTGCGAGGTCACGGAAGGGCCGTATCGAGGCCGTATCGAGTGCAAAAATGGGCCGGTGCATTTCCATCCGTTGGTCGGAGAAGTTAAGCCCGTCGAGCCCGAAGCGGTTGAGCAACCTACAAAGAAAGAGCCGACCGAGACGCAGAAGATAGCCGAGCGAACCATGAAAGCGATTTGGGCAACTCAGCCAAAGCCAGAGCCAGAACCAGTTGTTAAGGAATCCTTAAACACTGAAAGCGACAAACTTAACACCGTGACGTTTGACATTGGCGATCCTGTTATGTCCTACGATGGGCGGAAAGGTATCGTCGAAGCGATCAATCTTATCGCGGAATTCCCGATCACAGTTAGGCACTCGATGCGGGAGCATGTTTCCTATAAGTTTGGAGGAGTTAAGCATGACGAGACGACGCAAGCACCAGATCCGGTCAATCCATCGCACTACAAGCAAGGATCGATCGAGTGCATCGAGGCGATGAAAGTGGCTCTAGGCGGCGGCTTTCTTGGCTACCTTCGCGGCAACGCGATAAAGTACCTTTGGAAGTACGACAAGAAGAACGGCATCGAGGATCTCAAGAAGGCTAGGTGGTATCTCGATCGGTTGATTCAAGAGGAGGAGTCGAAGTGAGCAACAATAGTTTGATACTGCTGTCGCAGGATGAGCAAATGCAAGATGGCGATTTTGTTTTTTATAAAGATTTGAGAATGCTCATTCGCATTTCTTACGAAGGAGTTGCATGCACGCATCGCCACGCTCCAAAAAAAGAATGGCTTGAGTCCGTTAGTAGGTACAGGCCAAGCGGTGATTTTTTCAATCAAAAGAGTCTTTCGCCATGCCGCCTGCCTGATGTTTTGATAGGGGACGCAAGGTGCGAGTTAGTAGCTAGGGCTGGTGATGATTTCGAAATCTACAGACTCATAAATCAAACGCATCCGGTTATCTTTTATTTGCCGACAACGGAGGAAACAAAGTGAAAATTTTCATTCCAGGCGAGCCAGTGGCGCAACCACGGCCAAAGGTTTCGACGAAGAACGGCTTTCCGAGGGCCTACACAGAGCAAGACCATCCCATCCATGCTTTCAAGCAAGCTGTTCGGTTGGCTTGGAAATCTTCGATCAATCGATGCTTAACAGGGCCATTGTCAATCGAGATTGTTTGCTGGTACTCAAGGCCGAAGGGCCATAGCAAGATTCGTCGAGCGAGTCGAGAACCTAAGATGAGCAGGCCGGACATCGACAATACGGCCAAGGGCATCCTCGATTCCTTGAACGGTGTTGCTTACATCGACGATGGGCAGGTCTACCGACTGACCGTCGAGAAGTGGTACGTTGGGCCAGAGGATCAGGTCGGCACATGGATCGAGGTGGTACAATAATGGAACGCAAAAACATTTCCCAGCCCGATGAAGCTTGGGCGGCATGGGACAAAGCAGCGGCGAAACTCGACATGACTCTAAGCCAACTGATTTTCGAGGCTATGAACGAGCATTTAGGGCTCTTTCTGACGCGCAAGATCAAGAAGCGACCAAAGACAGCAAAGGCGGCTCGGAAGCGTCTAAAGCGAATTTAGAGCCGTTGCTTGCAATTTCAGCGGGTCAAGCCTAAAATGCGGGAAAGGAGTCAGAATTATGGAAAGTCTTTTCAAGTCCAAACGGTTTTGGGTATCGCTGGCAGCCGTTGCTGTCGTCGTCCTTAAGGACAAGGTTCCCTTGACTGAGGATCAAATACAGATCCTGGTTTACGCCGTTGGAGCGTGGGTGGTAGGTGAGTCGATTCGTCCAGTGGATCCAAAGCCGGAGGTGACCAAGTGATTTTACTTGAGCGATTGAAGGAGCTCGGCAAGAAGCATGAAGGCGACTTTGCCCAAGCCTACGCCGAAGCAGACGGCAACACTCGGACGGCTCGCAGGATTCTTCGGCACAAACTCAAAAGTGTTTACGGATTTGATCCGGCGACGATGGCGATGATTTTCGCGTTGATTCAACTGGCCTTCAAAGTCTGGAAGTGGGCCGAGGATAACGGCTACCTCTCGTCCTACAATCCTGCGGACGTGCCAATGGGATATCTTCTTCAGGTCGCTTACGATGCTGGAGAATTCGGCGACGATGACGATCAAGACTAAGCCCTCGGGAACCCGATCTTTTCCGATACCCTTAGCGTCGGTGAGTTCCCTGGGGCAAAAAACAAGGATGGATGATGGCTGACGAAAAGAAAAAAGAAAACTGGTTGCCTTGGATTGTCGCGGCGTTGGCGGTCTTTGCGATGTTGCGGAACCAGCAACCGTCGGACAAGCCACAACCGAAGGATCTCAAGGCGGTCGTCTCTCAGACGCTACCATCGATCCGATCGGCCTACAAGCAGGCTTTCTTGGAAGCAGCATCGAAGATTGAATCTGGCGAGATTAAAGATCAAGAAGCTTGGACGAAATTCATTGCCGACAACGCAGGGGCCAAACAACGGGAAGCACTCGATCGAGTCTATGAGGCCATTGACAAACTCGATTTGCCTGCAAGCTTCGCGGGTAAGGAATATGAGATCGCCAAGGTCAATCGTGAAATAGCGGGGGCTTGGTAATATGGGATCGAATGGATTACCACCAATCAACCGGCAT